CTGTTGCTGTTGCTGTATTGATACCAGAAGATGGTGTTGACAATGTAACTGTGGGTGCAGTTTTATATTGTGTTCCTGGATTTGTCAATGTAATTGATGTAACAATTCCACTCGTGGTAGATGCTGTTGCAACTGCACCTACAGATGGATGAGCAACCGTAACTGTAGGAACTGCAGGATATGCAGAACCAGCATTAACCAAAGCAAATGAAACAACACCTTTATCTGTAGTTTCAATTGAAGCAGTTGCTGCTGCTCCAACACCACCACCACTATAAATTGTTATTCCTGGTGCGGAAGTATAACCAAATCCAGCATTTGTTAATAGAATTTCTTTTATTGAACGAACACCAGCAACTGCTGTTGTTATGGCAACTGCTGTTGCAGTTCCACCTGATACTGGTGAATCATCAAACTGGATGATTGGTGATGATGTGTAACCATTTCCATCATTATTCAAAAATACTTCTCTTACATAACCAGTATTGATAACAGGGGATACTGATGCAGTCTCACCAATTCCAGCAAGTTTTAGTGTGGTAATATAACCTTCATCTTGAATTTGAGTATCTATTTCATCAACAGATGTGTTAATAACTTCGTCTTCATATTCAAAGAGTTCACACTTGAGTTGATAGACGTAGTTTTTGCCTAACTGATAGAAAGGATCTTCGTGTTCTACAAATTTAACTTCAAATAATCTTTGCCCAAAAGGAAAATAAATTAAATCACCTTCTCTTGGTCTACCAGATACAATAATTTCATCATCACTTTCTCCCTCAAGAAACATTGCGATAAAATCATCAAATCTTTCTTTTGATATTGTAATTGTCAACTCATCTCTGAGTGACATTCCAAATTTAGTTAGAATATCTCCAGCACCAGAATGTCCTTCATATGTGTTGACATATGCTTCAATAGTGTAGTTATCATCAAATTTGGAAGTTTCAACTTCGTTTAATATAGTATCTCTATTAACTATCTTTCTTGGAATGTAGGTAACATCAACCCCATACATTCTAAGTTGCTCATTAATTAGTTCTTGAACAAGTCTTTGTTCGGACTGAGAACCTTGTAGAAAAAATGGGTTTAACATTATCCAATAAGATCTAGAGGTGGTAATTCGTGCTCAAGCATCATTATTTGCTTGAGTTGTTCTATTTCTTTTTCAGCATCTTCATAAATTTCTCTACCATTTAATTCAATACCACCTGGCAATTTAACTCCCCTAAATTTAATTAAATTTTGTCCCCACTGGCGTTTGATTAATGATGTTAGATATTTTTTAACAAAACTATCATTATAAACTTGAGTAAATGAATCTGGATCAAGTGCTCTATAACAATCAATAACTAAAAAGTCTCCAGCATTTTGTGCATTCCAATCAATATCAAGATACATTCTATCTTGACGCTTATTAAATCTGATTTGCTTATCAGTTGTTAATAAGAAATCAATATCTTCCAAATAACTCTTAGTCATTGCATATTGTAATAACTCAACAGAATTAAAGTAATTTAGATCGTTTAAAAATAATTGATATTTAATACTGAACATCCCACCAGAGATGCTGCTAGTATCAAATTTAAATATCTTTTCAATCCCAATAACTGAATCTGGAACTTGAATAAAATTAGAATTTTCGTAAAAATTTGATGTGAAAGATCCAGAACCACTATCTACAGAAGTTGCTGTGGTGGTTACAATTCCAACACCAGTCGTTCCGTTTGCTCTTCCCCTGTCAATATCTGCTTGCTGTAGTTCATACTTAAGGTACATCCTCTCAACACCATCAAAATGGCGCTCATTGAAGTACTGGATGGCATCATCAACTAAATCATCTATTTGGTCATCATCAACATTTATCTCCAGGACAGGAGCACCTAGACGCCTTAAACAGTAATCAATTAATCCTTGACGTGTTGATGGTTTTGCCATTATTCTTCAACCTCTGAGTTCTGATAATCATCATCTTTTGTCGAAGGTTTTGATTTAGATCTGATAGTTACTGGTTCTGGTTTTTTATACTCTAAAAGTTCAGATAGTAATCTATTCTTTTCATCTTCAAACTCTTTTGTTAGTGTTTGAATTTTTGCCTCCAACAAAACATTTTGATTTGTTAGTGATGCTAATTTTTGATTATAAATGGTCACTAACACATTAATATCTACTTCACTATTCATAATCTCTAGAAGGTTCCTCCGTCAATTGTTGATGTCCAAGTTGGTTTACTTGTATATGTAGTAGCAACGTTTGTTGGATTTACGCTAGTACTTGCACCATCATCAACAATATCGTTAGTTGAATCAAATGTCCCTTGAACACCGATTAATGTCACACTATTTGATGAAGATGTTGTGGTTTTAACCATACCATACGCCGCACTATTATTTTGCTGCGTAACTTGTGATCCGGCAGCTAAAGATACATTACCACTCAACGTGAGAACAATTTCAGTGACTGCTGTTAATATTTGAGTTGAAGTTACTGTGGTATCAGCATCACCTGGTTGATTTGTAGATCTTTGAAGACCAGTGCTATCAAAATATACAATACCATTAGTATCATAATTACCAGATTGATAGTAGATACCTTTAATATCTAAGAAACCTTTTGCTCCTCCAACAACACTATTGCTAATAGATGCATCAGGAATGTAGGTTAATCTTCTGCTGTTATCAGCATGTGTTCCATGATTTAATGCACCTGCAGAACTATCAGCGATAGAACTGTCATCCATACCAAAGAAACCAGTTTTGTTATTTCCAACGCCACTGCTTGTGTTATAGTCGAATGAAATACCACGGTCTGTATTGGTATCAAATCCGTGAGTTACTGTAATTTGTGTGGTTGTAGAAAGACCAGCACTTGTTGTTCCACTAAATGTAACAACTTTTGCTGCAATATCAATTGCAGAAACTGTTGCAATACCTGAAGCATTAATGCTAGTTGCTACAAGAGTATCACCAGTATTAATACCAACAACAGAATCTAATCTTGCGGTGCTTACACCAGATTGAACATTAGTGATAACAGTTCTTACACTGGTTACATCACCAAGATTCATGATGGACTCATTAACAGTAACTGAACTTGAGTTTACTGTTGTAGATGTTCCATCAACTTGAAGATCACCTTTAATTATTACCTTTCCTTCGTTACTAAAACCATCAGGGAAAGGATCAATATAAAGAGTGTTTCCACCACCAGATCTGGTTGAAATGACGTTGGATGAAATACCAACGTTATCAATAACAAACTGACTACCTGTTGGAATCAGATATTGTTGTGCAACATTCCATACCCAGGGAGCACCAGTAACCTGAACGGCATTAGAATTATCCTCATCATATTCAATCTTGGAATCTTTACTGTCACCAAATACTAAGAACTGATCATCTGGGATAACAACTTCACCAGCGCCATTAGTTCTTAATACAATATCACCATCTGTATCATTAGATGAAATTGTATTTCCATCAATGGTTAGATTATCAACTGACCATTGATCAACTCTTGGTAAACGAGTGATTGCTCCAGTTCCACCAGGATTTCCTCCGTTGTCCGTTAAAAGGACAGGAATAAAACCATTTGATGGTGTTGTTGGGTTATCTTGCCCTGCAACTAATCCAGGTGCAATACTTAAAAGGTCTGTATAATACCGTCCACCAATTAATTGTGGATTTTGTGAGTTATCTCCAGCAAATACTCTTCCGCCCCTATTACCATGTGTTCCATTTCCAATTGTAAGTGCTAACTCACCATAATTTAGAGTACTTGGTGCAGAAGTACCAGTAGATCTTTTGACTCTAATGATACTCGCCATTAGAATGAGCCTCCATTAATATCTAAATTCTGTGTAGTTCCTGGCGTTAACTCTAATGTTGCGTCAAATTTATTTGTAGTGGAATTAAATACAAGAACCATTCCGTTCTCTAAACCACCACTTACATTAACATCACTCAAACCAGCAAGAGTTCCTGATGATTCTCCAGCAATTGAAGAAACAACTTTGATTGCGTTTTGTTGACCTACTCTTACTTTTATGTCTGGCATAGCATACCAATCTGGTAATTTTCAGGATCTAAAATATATTTATACGCCTTTCAATCCGAGTTTGGATACAACTTCTTGTTGCTTCAAAAATAACTTCATTGACGCCTTAAGCATACTTTTCAATTCATTGATATCATTGCATTCATCAATCTGCCTTGCGTGCTTTTCAAACTCAAACATCTTAGTAACTGAATCCAAAGAAATTTCGTTATGGTCGGGCATTGATTAACTCCATAAGTAGATTTTTGATTTCGTAAACATCTTTCTTCAGTTCGGCAATTTCTTCCTTCTGTTTTTGACGATCACGTTTCATTTTAATATACTGATTATATTCAGTAATATCACAGTTGATAATTGCACCTGATTCATTACGAAATAAATTTTTATGTCCCTCAACTGGTATCATGCTAAAGCAATCACTCTTAGATCTTTAAACTTGGCAGTGTATGCCTCATTTGTCCCACTCATTACAATTTTAATTGTAAATCCAACAAATAGATCAAGATTATCTGCGGTAAACTGATACTCTGAATATTCACCATCAGTATTTGGATTTACCTTAC